CTAAACGAGTACAAAGAAAAGCATAAACTTAGCAATAAAGATCTTGCAAAGTTAATAGGATTAACAGGTAAGAATCCTATCGTATCTGTGATTAGGTATTTAAAGTCAGAGAGAATACCTCATCCTAGATTTATGAAAGTAATAACAGAAAAGACAGGAGTTCAACCTAATAGCTTTTACGAGGAGTGGTATGAGAAGTATAAATTTTGATAAAGTTATTGTTGAGTGGATGGATATAAATTCCTGTGATGATGCTTGGAATAGTGAGGATCATTTTAAAGATTTAATGCCAGCATCATGTACAACTATTGGTTATCTTTATGAAGATACACCACACTTTGTAAAAACATTTGCAACATTTAGTTTTAATGCTGATGACACAATAGACTTTGGAGATTGTGTTGTTATTCCTAAAGGCTGCGTTGTTTCAATTAAAAAATTGGAGAACTAAATGATTAATACCGAACTTCACGTTGAAGACGTGATTGATATGTACAATGAAAAGATTTTAATTCTTCAAAAAGAAATAGATAGATTAAACGAAGAGATACAAGTTCTTAACATTGAACTAATGAAAGAAAGATCTAAGAACTATGGCAAGAGAGATATACTTTAGTAAAGCCAGAGTTAATTGGTACAATGAATGGCATCGCCAGATACAGAATGATCATTGGCGTATGATTGATATAGATAGTTATGAATACTGTAATGAATGTAGAAATGGCATAGCCATTATAGAAACTACTTATGATGTAGGTAAATATAACAAAGTTGCCTATTTAACAGCAGATATTGGCACTAAATTAGGCATACCTGCATATATCGTTTATTATAACATTGAGGGTGTGGATCAGCCAACATTTAAGATTGCAAAAATTAATGCCATTTTGGAGGAAATAGACCCCATTTCTGAGGGGTCTTTGGTCTGTTTAAATGAGCAGGAATATATAGGTTATTTGAATTGGTTAAGACAACAGCATAAATGCAGATAAATCATGGGTAAATACGCAAGTCATATAAGAGTTCCTGTAAGTTTATTTAAGAACAATATATTCTTAGGCTTGGCAGGTAGGAATAAAGCCGATTGTTTAGCCATACTTGTTGTGCTTTTGCGGTACTCAAACCAGAAGACAGGCGAATGCTACCCACGTCTTGCTCATATGCACAGCCTACTTGGACTATCTAAGGCTACAATTTATAGACGTATTAAGTTAATGGTATCTGTTGGATTGCTTAAAAAGAAGCGGCTTTCCTCCACTAATTTGTATAAACTTAACCCTATTTTAATGGTAGGGAGCAGTCAGGGTGACGTGAGTGATACGTCAGGGGGACTGATCAGTGCAGTCAGGCTGACTGGTATTAATAAAGATAACTTTAATATATATCTTAATAGAAATAATTATAATAATAAAATGGGTAATGATAATAGAATAGATGATATTATAAATAGGTATAAGAATGATAAAGATGTATTAATTAGTACATTGTCTAAATTCTTACACTCTACCCCACTTGCCGAACATAATAAGCTATTAAACAACCCAACTTATAAATGGTATATGAAGTTGGTGTTGGAATATAGACAGCAAGAGCTACGCCAAAAAAAATTACTGCCTGAAACTGTTGCCAAGCAAAAGATAACAGAGGCTTTAAAAGTTAATGGTAAGAAACGATCTGCAAATTATGTAGCCAAGGTTAATTATAATAAAAGAAATAATTTAGATTGGAAAGGCAATCCTAAAAAGTGAAATGGCAGGTTTCAAATCTAAAAAAATATTCTGTATGGATATGTCAAGATTATCTGGCAAACCTTGTCAGGCAAAAGGTTTTCCTACCAATAGTTTTAATAAGCAAGGTATTCAAATTTATAAATGTAGATTTCATGGTGGTCAGAATACAAATTTTTATGGCTTTAGGGATAGAGCCAATAGAGGAGGATATAACAAGCCAGGTTATACAGATGAGAAAAAGATTAAATCTCTTGCAAGTTTAAAACAATTTAGAGATAAGGATTTAGATTATGTCAGAAATTACTACTACGAAAAAGTCAAGCCAAGAGTTGATAGTCTTGGAAGATACCATTCTGAATACAGTATTAGAGCAGTTAAGCGAAGGCAAAACACTAGCAAGTATAAGGAAGGAAGGGATCTTACCTTGCAGCTTGAAGAAGTTTTACGACTTCTTAAATCAAGAAAACAACAAGGAACTGAAAGCAAAAGTTGAACTCTGCAGAAAAATTGGGGTCCAGAATATTGTTGATACACTTTTAGATATTTACCAAGCCGATATAAACCAAGACACACTAGATCCTAATTTAATATCTTGGATAAGAGAAAAGACAAAGTTTATTCAATGGTTAGCAGGTAAGACTTCAGATTTATATTCAGATAAAAAGGATCTTACTTTAAATAAAAATACTACAAATAATATTGTTGTGAGTTGGTTGGATAATCCTGAAATTGAAGCTCGTTATACTGAATATGCTAAAAGAGATGAAGAGAAAAAAATAATAGATCAATAATTTATTTGTTTTATATCTTCAAATTTATAATCAATTAAGCTATCCAACATTTCTTGTTTAACTTGTAAGTTATCATTAAATATTTTTTCTATATCGTAGTTATTATCTTCAATATATTTACTAATTAACTTATCAATTAACTTTGATACTGTTGTTTGTTCATGTCTTGAACAGCTAATTAATTTTTTCCATACAGCAAGTTTAATGCTGATCATTTTTCTATTACTTACAACATCCAAGCCATTTAATATTATTGTTTTTTTATTTTCCATATTTTTTATTTATTTATACTTCCAGATTACAACAAAATACAAAGCCAAGATTAAAAATATAGCTTCAATAATGCTGTAATCTGAAAGTGTTTCAATCATCTAATTTAATACCACGTACATAATCGCTATAATACCAAGCATATTAACAAAGCCAAGTATTGTTGCCAATGTATAATAAAAGTTTTTCATTGTGCATACTCCATTTCGTAGCTATCTTCTATTAGTTTATGATCTAGCAAGCGTCTTTCATACAGCTCATATTCTATTAACTGCTGATAAACCACTTCATTAACTTGCTTATCATCTATTGAACGATATAGATCAAATTCATTTAATAATTTTTCATCATTAAAAGTTTTAATATATTCTTTCATTGTTTGTATTGATCTCATTATTCATTACCTTTATTAAGTCTTGATGGCGTTAGTTCATACATTACAAAACCATCATCACTTGGGATTTTTTTAAATCCAATTTTTTCAAGTGTTGAGAACTTATTTTTTTGAGCTGATGTGCTATCTCCATAAGAAATAGAACCAAGCTCTATTCTTTTTTGTTTTTTATTTTTCATGTTACATCCCTTGTTGTTTATTTGTATTAAATACTATCATAACCAATTTGTCAATCAAGTATTTGATCTTATATTTTAAGATCTCATTACCCTATAAAAATATAGGGTAATAAGTTATTAAAATTAATTATTTTAAATATAATGGTCCAGTCCACTCAATTGGATAATTACCATTTAAAACATTTCCACGAGCCGAATTTAAAGCAGGAGTTTTCCAACTAGCAGCTTTTAAAACATCTCCTTTTTTAAAATGTTTAAAGTCTTGTTTAACTATAAAAGCAAAAACAGAACCTTCTTTTATAACTTTAAAGTACTTTTTACCTTCTTGAAAAGACATAGAACTATTCCAGTTTTCCAATGTTCTTTGAGAATGACCACTGGTTTCGCCAAATAATCTTAAATGATACTGTTTATAATCTTCTTTAGCAGCTTCAATTAAGTGTTCAATACCCTGTTCAATTGTACTTGCTTGTTTATCTACTTTTATCATTGTTTTTTTCCTTTCATTGTTGTTAAATAACCATTTAGGATATAATAATATTAATGTAAATAGTAAAAATAGATAAAAATATTAAGTAATTGAATTTATTATGTTTTATTTTTAGAGTGTTATTTTATGCGATTAATTGAATTGGAACTGCTTAAAAGAAAAATAAGATAAATAGAAAAGATTAATAATAGAAAAGAAGTTGCCTGGTTAAGTAGACCCAATAATAGATTTAAAAGTTATAAGTAATTATTAGATCTAATTATTAAAACTAATTATCAACAGCATAATTGGAAGTTGTATAAACATAAACATTAAAGCAACCAATTAAAAACAATATAAGAAATAAAACTATTGATTGTGTGAATAAGTTATTAATTAAATAGTGTTAAAAAAGATCCTATTTATTAATACAACCAGCTCACTTGCATTGTGTGTATTTGTATCGGATATGCAACATTGTGATATTAATGCAACACATTATCGTATTGGTTGCTAATAAGTTTACTCTGATAACTTATCGATTATAGCTGTAAACTATTTATAGTGTAGAAGATCGCACAATTTCAGATTGCACACCCCCCTATACCCCCATAAACCGCCGCCATTTTTATTATATATATACATGGGACTAGAGAACTCACTTTGAGCCACATAGCCATCCACATACTTGTAGCCACTTAGCCTTCGCCGCACCAACAATCTTAGAAACACAAATGGGTATATCCCCAAAACAACCCACCACCTTTTCCTTTGCCTGACCCACCTTTTTATATATTAGTAAAACACTACCTATAGTATATGAACAATATTATGCAACAAGATGATGATGACTTTTACAACTCTAACGTCAAAGCAGTTGTATTTATAGAAAAGGATAATTCCATAACTGTTAAGTTCACAGGTTTTGAAAACAAAGAACATTCAGCCATATTTAGTTCTTGGTTAATGATGCTATTGAATATTGAGAATGCAATCATAAATGATGCAAAGTCTAAGGCGATCCATTAAATGACAACGATAACTGAAACAGTAATTAACAGTGGTACAATCCAATATAAGATTCCATACTACCCAAGAGAAAAACAAATAGAACTTCATTTCAATATGAAGAAATATCGCTGGTCGGTGTTAGTCTGCCACAGAAGATTTGGCAAAACAGTTTGTATGATTAATCATCTTCTAATGTCAGCACTACGTTCTACTAACAAAGCACCACGCTATGCGTACATAGCACCAACCTTCAAACAAGCTAAATCAATTGCATGGGATTATATGAAACAATACACATCATTAATACCAGGCGTTAAATTCAATGAAACAGAATTACGTTGTGATTTACCAAATGGATCTAGAATAACATTATTAGGTTCAGAGAACTCAGATGGATTACGAGGTATCTATTTAGATGGTTGCGTTATTGATGAGTATGCAAACGTACAAGGTAAGTTATTTACAGAAATTATTAGACCAGCATTATCAGATAGAAAAGGATGGTGCGTATTTATTGGTACACCACAAGGAACAAACAATAACTTTTACGAACTATACCAACATGCACAAGGCGATAAAGAATGGTTTAACTATAAAGCAAAAGCATCTGAAACTAAAATAGTTGATCAAGCCGAATTAGACGCTGCGAAAAAAGTAATGGGTGAAAAGAAATACCTACAAGAGTTTGAATGCGATTGGATTGCAAATATAGAAGGTGCTGTTTATG